CAAGCAGAAGGAAATGGAACTCGCTAAGACCTACGTCAACGAGTTCAAGGAAAGCATAGCGAAACCTTTGCAAACCGAAATGGGAGGGCTTAAACGTGAGGTCACGAAATTACGCAAGGCTGTTGACAAGGTCAATGACTGCGAGTATCGCATTAATTGCCCTGTGCGCACTGAGTTGCAGAAGCAGCAGGACGCTGACGCCGCTAAGGATTGACAGCACGGTGGTGGTGGAGAGATGGCGCGACAGCGTCGTCACCATACCGGCTGACTCCGCATGGCTGAGGGCGTGGCTCGAATGCGACAGCACCGGCAGGGTCATGCTTCAGGAACTTGAAGCGGTGAACGGAAGAGGCACCACGATGACAGTGGTCAGACTGACACCGACGGACTCACGCTCGCTCATGGAGGTTGGATGCAACACTGACAGCCTTGAGCTGCTGCTGAGGATGCGCGAGCAGACAATAGAGCGCATGGAGCGGAGTGTCGAATACGTCGAGACTGAAAAGCCGCTCACGTGGTGGCAAGCAACACAGATCCGGCTCGGTCGTCTGTTCCTCGCGATAGCGGCGGCCCTGGCTGTTTTATTAACGTTCAAACGGTTTTTAAAGTAAACATAAAAAGACAAGGAAATGGCATTACCATACGTAAAAATAGAGTTCGCAAACGGCGTTCTCGGCGCTACGGAGCCGATGGAAGACGGCGTGGCGGGCCTTGTGGCGACAGGCGTGGCCGTTGCCGGCAAGTTCGCACTGAACACACCGTACCTGATAGAGAAGCTCGGCGACCTCGCGAACCTCGGCATCACCGACGGAGCGTCGGACGCGAACGCCACCATCTACAAGGCTGTCAAGGAGTTCTACTCCGAAGCGCCAGACGGCACGAAGCTGTGGATATTGGCATCGGCCGACACCGACGGCCAGGACGACCTCGTTGACGTGACCAAGGCAAACAACGCAAAGAAACTCATCGAGGCGGCGAACGGCTCGATCAGGATACTGTTCGTGGCGGTGAAAGACCCTGCGGGCTACACGCCAGTCACGACGACAGGCATCGACGGCGCGACGAGAGACGCCATCACCAACGCGCAGGGACTGGCTGAATGGGCGACGGAGAACCTGTTCGCGCCGTTGTTCGTGATCCTCGAAGGAAGACACTACACAGGCACGGCGGCGACACTGACCGCCAACCCGATAAACACAGGCGACGACAACCGCGTGTGCGTGGTCATCGGCGACACGGTGACAGGCAGCACCGGCGCGGCGGTGGGTCTCGTGGCCGGACGCTGCGCGAGAATCCCGGTGCAGCGCTCGATAGCGCGTGTACGCACAGGCCCGGTCAACGCAACCGCGATGTACATCGGCTCGGCAGCCGCGGAACTCGGCAGCCCTGCGACCATCAGCGACGCGGGCTTCATCTGCCCCAGAACCTTCGTGGGCAAGGGCGGCTACTTCTGGAGTGACGACAAGCTCGCCACAGAACCTACAGACGACTACGCCCTCATCCCACGCCGCCGCGTGATAGACAAGGCGTACAGGATAGCGTACCAGACACTCGTGAACGAAATCTCCGAGGAGGTGGCTGTCACCGACGAGGGCAAGATCTCCGCGCCTGTCGTGAAGTCAATCCAGACGGCGGTGGAGTCGGCAATCATCAACAACATGACATCATACGGCAACCTCGGCAACGACCCGGGCGACGCCAACGACATGGGCGTTGAGTGCTACATCAACCCTGACCAGAACGTGGTCTCGACGTCACGGTTGGTGATCAGCCTCAAGGTGAAGCCCCACGGATACACCAAGTACATCGAGGTTACACTCGGATTCAAGGTCAACAACTCATAAGGAAAGGAGAGATTATGTTCAATTCAAGGGAATACGAATTTGCAGACGTGACAGCCATTGCAGGTGGCAAGGACATCACGGGCTTACGCGCCATCGAATACACAACGAAGCAGGAGAAGGAGCTTGTCTATGGCAAGGGCAACCTGCCTGTGGCGATACAGAAAGGGAACATCTCCAACGAGGGCACCCTTACGGTGCTCCAGAGCGAGTATGAGACACTCCGAGCGAACGGCAACGGGTCAATCCTCAACCTCCAGATAGACATTGTGGTCAATTACGGCAACCCTTCAAACGGCGACGTGATGATCACGGACGTGCTGCAAGGCGTGCAGTTCACGGAAGAGAAGTCCGGCATGAAACAGGGCGACAAGTTCCAGGAAATCGCGCTGCCCTTCATCTACCTCAGAAAGAAGAAGGCACTATAAGACACAGTCCCCGTCTGTCACAGTTTTCCATGATGACGGACTGGGGACTTTTAAGTGGAAAGTTTATAAAGTTTGTAAAGTTCATAAGGTTTAAAGTTTAAAGATCATCAAAAATGGAAGACAACGGAAAGACAATGGTGGGACAGGCTACACCGGAACAGATTGAAGCCTGGAAGAAGAAACACGGTGACATCTTCGCCGTGAGATGCGACGGACACGTGGCATACCTGAAGAAACCGAGCCGCAAGGCTCTCAGCTACGCGTCGGTGGCGGGAAAGACAGATTCGATTAAATTCAACGAGACGCTGTTGAAAGAATGCTTCATTGGTGGCAGCGATGCCATAATGACAGACGACAGCCTGTTCCTGGGCGTGTCGTCAGTATTGGCGGATATCATCGAGGTGAAGGAGGCTGAGCTGGAAAAACTTTAGCGGCTGCCGGGGTCGGCGAGAAAGACAAAACAAGACAGCTGAACGCGCAGCTGCGCTACTACATGCACGTGGCCGACCCCGACAGCCTGAGCGACACCGAATGGGCGATGCTCGTGAAGGAACTCGAATGGGTGAGGAAGGAAGAGGCTAAGAGACACACTCCATGATGATGCCGAAAGCAAGCAGGGCGTAGAAGACAGTGGCGAGGACAATTATTGTCCACCCAAGAAAAGGACGTGTCTTCATGGTCTCGGCGCCGCACAGGAACGGAGCGAACGGAAGTAACAGCAACAGCGGGATATTTTTCAGCAACACCCCGATGAGGACTATCAACAAATAAAAAATCACTATGACTTCAAGCAGTACCATATCGGTTATTTAACAGGGCGCAAAGATAAACAAAAAAACGTATGGCAGACAATATTCTCACATATATTTTGCAACTTCAGGACAAAATCTCCCCGAAGCTCAAGGCCATCGGCATCAACAATGACAAGATGCTGGAAAAGTGGGCTGAGGTGGAGACCAAGATGAACGCCGCGAGCCGTGCCATGAAAGCGACCGGCAACAGCATAGGCTCGCTGAACGAGAAGATTGCGGCGCTGAGGACGCAGCGCGAGTGGATACCTGGCAGCAACACCGCCGCCATACGGGCGACAAACCACGAGATACAGCGTCTGGAAAAGCAGGTGAAACGTTTGGAGAGCCTTGACGGTGGCAGGTTCAAGAAATGGATGGGTGACATCAGGGGGAGCATTCCCGCACTTGTGAACCCTCTGTCGATGATAGGCGTGGGTGTCGCGAGTTCGGTGAAGAAAGGCATGGAGAATGAGCTTCAGAAGCAGAACATCACATCTCTTCTCGCCGGTGACGTTACGGCGGCTGACAAACTTTTCGGACAGATTTCGGAATACGGCAAGAAGACCGTCTATGACAAGGCCGGCCTCATAGAGGCTCAGAAGACGATGATGTCGTTCGGACTGAGCGGTGAGAAGTCTTTCAACACGCTGAAACAGATTGGCGATATCGCGATGGGTGACGCGAACAAGATGCAGTCGCTCGCACTGGCATTCTCGCAGGCCACCAGTGCCGGGAAGCTGCAGGGGCAGGATCTGCTCCAGCTCATCAACGCCGGGTTCAACCCCTTGCAGGTGATAAGCGAACATACCGGGAAGAGCATGTCGCAGCTGAAGGATGAGATGGGCAAGGGTCAGATTTCGGCGGAGATGCTCGCACAGGCGTTCACATGGGCCACGGAGGAAGGCGGTCTGTTCTACCAGGGAGCTGAGAAAGCCGGGCAGACGATGTCGGGCAGGATGAACCAGCTGAAGGACTCTGTCGATGAACTGCTGATAAACGTATTCGGAGCGATAGAGCCCGTGCTCTCGCCATTGGTTGACTTCGCGACAAAAGTTGTAAGCGCAGTCGGAAACGGTATAGGAAAGGTTGTACAATTAATCAAGGACGGCCATCCCGCCATGGTAACGCTTGGTGTCGCAGCAGCCGGTGTCGCAGCCGGGATGCTCGCGCTCAAGACACAGACACTTGCGATGGCGGCGGTACAAGGCATAAAGGCGGCAGCCGACAAGGTGGTGACACTGTCAACACTCGGATGGAAAGGCGCGATGGACGCGCTTAACCTCTCGTTCCTCGCCTCGCCTATATTCTGGGTCGTTGCAGTGATAGCGGCAATAGGGGCCGGCATCGCATACGTGATATACAAGACGGAAGGCTGGGGAAAGACATGGCACAACCTCATGGAATACATGAAAGTGTCGTGGCACGAGGCCGGCGCGATGCTCCAGGTAGGATGGCTGCATGTGCAGGATTTCTTCCTCACCGGATTCGAGATAATCGAAACAGGGTGGTACAAGCTGAAATCCCTGTGGGATGAGGAATCGGCGACTGAAGGGCTGCGCAAGATACAGGAAAACCGTGACAGACGAGCCGGGGAAATCGCGGCGGCGCAAAACAAACTGACCGAACTTGTCGATAAGCGCAAGGCCATCGAAATATGGGAGGTCAAAGGTTCCGGCAAAAAACTGTCGGATGCGACAGATAAAGTGAAATCCAAGCTCGGAATCAACGACCAGCTGGCGGCATCGGTGAACGGCGGACTCGGCGACCCTGCCGGCAACAACAGCGAGACGAACGCGACTACCAACGCCATCGTCACGGGCGGCACTCGCAACACACAGATAACCATCAACCTCGGCAAGATGGCCGACATCACCTTCAACGGCGGCGTGGGCGAGAACGCCGAGAACCTGAAATCACAGCTTGAGGAATTACTTCTGAGAATACTGTATTCGGCACAAAACGCATAAATCATGGACACGGTTGTCAAAAAGATACTCAACCCTCTCGCCTTCATACAGGAGGAGACGAACATAGCGAAGGTGACGCAGAGCGCGCTGGGCTACGCGCAGCCGATGATGCTGCCTTTCCGCGACATCGTGGTGGTGACAGGCAAGACCGCCGACATAGGCACAGACCCGGTTGTGGAGGCGAGGTCGCGCGAGGCTCTCACGATGCTCGGCGAGACGTTCTTCCAGTGCCCAGTGTCGTTCAACACCGACGGCGGGCTGTACACACTGCCGATAGACCCTCTGATTTCCGTAAGCAACAAGAACGTCATCAAGAGACGCTACGTGAGCAAGTCGAAGATGCGCGGCTCGATAAAGGAGTGCTGGAGCCAGGACGACTGCGAGGTCACCATTGCCGGCGTGATAATAGCCGAAGACGCGTCGGAACTTTCCGACAAGGTGGCGAAGCTGCGCGCGATATGCGAGAAAGCCGAGGCAGTTGAGATAGTGTGCGAATACCTCAACTCCACTTTCGGCATCGACAGGATAGCCATAGAGGGCTGCGACTTCCCTTTCACGAAGGGGACGGAGAGCCAGTCGTTCACCATCAAGGCCTTCAGCGACGACGGCTACGAACTTTTGGAGGAGGTGTAGGATGTACAGGATGTGCTGGGACATAATAATAGGCGGATACAGGCTGAAGACCCTTGAGAGCGTGACCGTAAAACGCTCGGTGGAGCTGCTGAGTGACACGGCGGCGATTGTCATCCCGGCGACGGTGTTCAACTACGCAATCAACATCGAAGACAAGCTGAAAGTCGGGGACGCGGTGGAAATCCGGCTCGGCTATGACGACAGCCTTCAAACGGAGTTCAAAGGCTATTTGAAAGCCATAAGGACGGACGGCGGAAGCCTCACGCTCGAATGCGAGGACGGCATATATCTCTTCAGGAAATCGCTGAAGGACGAGGAGCTGAAGAACGTGAACGTCAGCGCGATACTGCAAAAGGTTTGCTCGCAGGTGGGCGGTTTCTCGGTGTCGTGCGACTATGACTTCAGCTACGACAAGTTCGTCATCAGCAACGCCACGGGCTACGACGTGCTGAAGAAGATACAGGACGAGGCAAGCCCTAACATCTACCTGAAAGACAGCGTGCTTCACGTGCATCCGCAGTACGCGGAGATCTTCGGCGAGGCGCGTTACGACTTCACGAAAAACATAGAGCGCGAAGGCACCGACCTGAAATACAAGTCGGCGGACGACAGGAAGCTGTTGGTGGTGGTGGAGAGCAAGGACGCGACAGGCAAGACCATCAGCGTGGAGAAAGGCACGACGGGCGGCGACAGGATGACAATCAAGATGTCGGGGGTGACATCAAAGGCTTCGCTTGAGGCGAAGGCGCAGCAGGTGTTGGAGCAGAAGGTCTATACCGGCTACGAGGGCAGCTTCTATGCGTGGCTGCTGCCGTTTGTGGATGCAGGGTACAAGGTGAGAATCACCGACCCCGACTATGAATACAAGGAAGGCACTTATTACGTCGTGAGCGTGGAGACGGCGTTCTCGCGCAACGGCGGTGTCAGGAAGATAACACTCGGAAAAAAGATTGGCTGATGGACAGGAGCAGGGAGATAAGGGAACTCTTGAGAGACATAACCAACGGCGGCGGTCTGCCGCTTGTCATCGGGGAGGTGGTCTCAGTTGAAAGCGAGACATGCACGGTGAAGGTGGCTGGCCGCGTGACCGTCGGCGACGTGAGGCTTAACGCCTCGGCGGACGGCAACGAAGGCAACATCCTCGTGAAGCCGGTGGTGGGGAGCATGGTGCTGATGTCGGACCTGAGCGGCGGCGACCTTAGAGAATTAGTCGTGACGGCGTGGTCGGAGATCGATACGGTGACGGTGAAATTCAAGGGGGACGTATCGTTCAAGAGCAAAGACGAGCTTGAACTTGCCATGAAAGGCGACAAGTTCAGCGTCACGAAAAAAGGCACTGCACTAAAGGCGGAACTCGACAACCTGCTTGACGCGCTCGCCACTGCTGTTATAGCGACACCTGCCGGAACAGGCGCATTCGCCGCAGACACGATAGCAAAAATCAACAACGTGAAAACAAAGATAAATGAAATACTATGTTAGATGATGCGACATTCAAGACAAATCTGAAGGCTCTCCTGAAAGAAAACAAGGAAAGCGAGAAAGGAAGCGACCACTTCGCGGAGAAACTCGTTGACCTCATCAAGACGTACATAACAGGTGCGACTGTGACTGTCGCGGCAGGAATCCATGTGACCACCGCCGGAAGTGCCACTGCCCAGACAGGCGCAACGGATTCGACCGGCACAGGAACAATATCATGATTATGAAAAACAGGGACATACTATTAGACACCAACGTTGACATCATGTTCAGCGGACGTGACTTCGCGATGGGCGACAGCACGCGGCAGAACCAGTATTTGATACTTGCCGCAAGCAAGGGCGAGTTCAAGGAGAACCCATTCCTCGGCGCGGGCATGTGCGACATGGTGGGCGACGAAGGCTCTGACGCATACTGGAAACGCAGGATTGGCGAGGAGCTGAAACGCGACGGAATGACGGTGGGCAAGGTTGAGATAAACGGAAACGAGATAACAATAAACGCTGAATACAGATGAGAACCATTGCAGAGATAAAGAAGTCGATGACGGACGGCATAATGGCTGACGCGAACCTTGTGCAGCGTCTGTCGCTCGACACGACGAAGAGCTGGGAGTCGCAGGTGAGCGCGGTGAGCGTGCTGAACCTCATCATCTACGTCGTGGCGGTGGCGCACGGCGTCATGGAGAGGATGTTCGACCGGTTCAAGGATGACGTGGAGGGCCGCATCGCGGCGGCGTATCCGGGTTCCGTGTCGTGGCTGTACAACCGCGCGTTGGAATACCAGCACGACAGCGCGGCTAACATATACTTCAACGCGTACGGAAGGTATGAGAGCGTTGACGAGTCGAGTCAGGTTGTCAAGTTCGCCGCTGTCGTCGAGCAGTTCAACACTGTACTGGTGAAGGTGTCGGGCGAGGACTACGAGCCGCTGACGGCCGCGCAGCTGTCGGGCTTCACGGCGTACATGAACGCGCTGAAATTCGCGGGCGTGCATCTCAACATATCGAGCATCCAGAGCGACGACCTCGCGCTGACCGTCAACGTGTGGCGCGACAGGCTCGTCATGCCGGAGGAGGATGACGAGACCATCGGGGCGGCCGTGGTGTCGTACCTCGACGGCATAAGATACGGCGGGGTCTTCAACAAGACAAAACTCATCGATGCCCTGCAGTCGGTAGCCGGAATATCCGACGTGACGTTGGGCGCATGCACCTTCACGGCGCACGACAGCAGCAGCACCGTCACCGAGCTGGCGGGCCAGAACTACACGGCGATAGCCGGACACATCAACCTTTCAAGCATCACCGTCAACTATGAGTAGGTATTCACTGACGATCGGACGGATGCTGTCGCTTGTGCCGACGGCGATGCGCAAGCCGAACCTTCTCGGCCTCATGGGCTGCATGCTCGCGCCTGTCGCGTACATCCACGCGCTGTTCACGGCGTACCGGCAGAGAAAGGAGTACAGATTAGCGCACACCGGGCAGGTGTACAGCCTGTCGCAGGTGGTGCGTGACTTCTGCGACGACGACGGCTGCCACATCACCGACGGCACGTACATCGAGGAGGTGCCTGTGCCGTACGACGCCGAGGGCGAGCTTGCCAACTACCAGGTCTGGGTGCCGTGCGACGGCGGCGTGTCGCCGGCGGTGACCGTGCCGTCGGCGGGGCTGGGCGCGGTGGCGCAGGATGACTTCATCGTCCACCTGACGTCGGGTCTGTACGGCGAGGTTGACGAGGACAGCCTACGCGCGGTGATAGACGAGTACAGGCCCGCGGGGAAATTCTACGGCATAGTGTATGACGGCATTGTCGTTGAGACGTACAGCTTCGCGTGGGGCAACCCCGTCTGCCAGCTGGTCGAGCAGCCGGTTGTGGAGACGTTCGCATATTCGTGGGGCAGCCCGGTGTGCGTGCTCGATGAGGTATTCACCTTCGCCTGGAGCAACATTGTATGTGTGAAACGTGAGATCCCAGAGCCTTATTCCTATGTCTGGAGTAATAATATTTGTGTGAAAACTGCGGTGCTTGGCACCGCCTGATGATAAACAACCTAAAAAAATAATAATATGGCATACGAAAACACTGGCTACGCCAGAAAAAAGACAATCACGATAACGAAGGGGAGCACCGTCAACACTCATCAGATAACGGCGCAGTTCTCATACAACAGCACGTTGTACCAGGCCCTCACCGACGACGCATTCGCCAAGCTGAGCAACAGCGACTACGAGACACGCAGGACAGCGTTCGTCAACTACCTTTACGGTCTGTACAGCGGTCTTCAGACTGACTGCCCCGACCTTACGATCAACAGCGTCGAATATAACACAAATTCTTGTCCGTTGTCATGAAGAAGCTAATCATTACACCAAACAGCCGCACCCCTTTCTGGATGAAAGACCTTGAATACATGCAGGGCGGCTTAGTGGAGGTTGTCGCCGCGGCCATCGACGGCCTCGGACTCGGCAGGACCGACCTCATAATCTCCGGGTGCGAGGTGACAGCCACAGGCGGCAGGATCTCGATGACCGGCGGCTGGTGCCACTACGACGGCGAGATGCTCCCGGTGAGGCCTATGGCGGCCACGCAGTATGCCGGCAGCAACCCGAGGATCAAATTCACCAGGGTCACGTCGTACGACGCCGAAGGCGACAGGCAGGTAAGCGTGCAGGGCGGCTCCGGCTCGGCGCACGTGTATAAGAACGACTACCTCGCCCCGTCGCTCGTGTCGGCGGGCGACAGCTACCGCCTGGCGATAGGCCAGGGCGCGTGGAATCTCGGCGAGCGCATCGCCAACTCCGCGAGACTGGTGGATTCAGGCACCGTGGAGGCTGCGGTAACATTCGCCGGCCTTGGTTCCGTGCGCTACAGGCAGGTGGGCGGCGTGGTCCAGCTCTGCGGCAACCTCTTCAACGACGCGCAGACCGGCATCAACGGCGCGGTGGCCAGCGGCCTGCCGAGACCGTCGGTGCCGCTGCAATACCCCCTCAACGGCCAGGACGGGACAGGCAGCATCATCGTGGGCCAGGACGGCACGCTCACAATATCGACACAGGCGAGCAGGGTCCACATCGACCACATCGTCTATGTCGCCACCCCGGCAACCCTTACGGATGACAGGCACTACTCGACGACGCAGCAGCAGGGAGGTGG